TCATCAGCCTCACGCTTGGCAGTCAGACATGCCTTGGTCTCACCAAAGAACTCCAGTACCAGATTTGATACGGCGTCCTCCACGGACAGAACAACTACTCGGGTAAACCCGTAGAAGTTCAGCAAAGTCTGCACGTCCATGAGCGCCTTGAGGCTGGATGCGCAGGCCGTAGAGTCGGTCACGATGTGATCAGACGCCCCGCACGCTTGGGCAATTCGGCTGGCGTAGACCTGCGTCAATGTCAAAGGTAAGGGTTTGTACCTATATGACAGTTGGGAATCCCGAGGGGATGAGGGGATGCCAGCAAAGTGAGCGTTGCCTGCCGCCAAGATGAACGCCGTCTTCTTGGATGGGGTATCCCGCAGGAGTTTGATTAACTCAGGGTCAAGCACCTTCTCGGCAAGCCGATGCGGGGGGTAAAACAGGCCCGTGGAGACGCGAGCGTAGGTGTCGGGTAGCCAGTGTACCCGCTGAGGGAAAGAAATGTCCTCAAGCAGTTCTGTGGCCTCGGTGGATATGGTTCGGGTGTGGGTTAGCGCAATCATTTGGCCAACTCCATCGCGGCATCAACCGACTCAGGTTCTTGCGTCTTGTGCTGGTGCACTTGCGCCATCAGTTCAGCGGGAGTCGTGAACGTGAAATGCTTGGCTATCTCGTCGTCCAGACCGTAGATGTCTTCCAAGTAGATGAGCATCATCAGCCCATCCATGCTGTCCAGACCCGTTTCAGGGAAGGGGATGTCCATCGTTTCGATGGGTGTGTAGGCGGTAAAAGCGGGTCGGACGTGACGCGCTAACCGGTTAAAGAGTTCAAGTTCGTTCATGTTCGCACCTTTGTAAAGAGGGACGCATAGTATCTCTCACGGCGAGGTACGAATCAACGTCAAGCGGTGCGTTGTTACACGGTATTACGGCGGAATCGTAGAAACAAAAGACATCGTAGCAACAACCGATTGGGTCGATGGTTTAGTTGGCGTGCCAGAAGCGGCAAGATGCTGGATGGTTACAGCAACGTTAGGCACAGACCAATAAATCTCAACGTAGTCATTTGCCGCCATATTTAGAAAATAGTTCCATCCAACGATTGCGTGCCCATCCGTACCAGCGTGTCTGTTTGGAATAGAAACAAAGCCTGTTGATCCGGGAATGTCTACACCGTTTTGACGAAGCCAGATGTACACATCTTGGAAAGCAGTATCCGTATTTTGAAACTGGGCACTAAATTGCAAGTTGTATACCCCTGCCGTGGCCACCGTGATTTTGGAAGAACTGATTGATACGCCATTTGCAAAATCCGTGGTGTTCAGCGTCATCAACGTAGCAGTGTTCACCACAGCAGTTTGATCTTGGTCGCTGGAAAAAGCTCCGTACGGAACTGATAGTGTTTCCAGTTGCCCCACGATACTTTGCAAGCGGGTGAAGTACAACCGCAAGACGCTGTTCAACTGATCTTGATACTGGCGCTGGTAATCCTCCGGCGCTTGCGGCAGTGCAGGCGGCGAGATGCGTTGAAGTTCAAACTCAGAGGTGACAATCATCGACGGCCATCCGAGCGCATGTCAATACGAGGTGCACCCAACTGCCAGTTCACGCCCAACTCGGTGGACTCAAACTTGATGGACATCTGGCGACCACGCACCCGAGTAAAAATCTGCCCCGTAAATTCTTCAATGGGCAGCGTGGCAATCCGTGTGATGGATGCAAAACTCTGGTTGGCCACAGAGTGGTCAGCATCCGTTGCTGAATTAACCGAGTACCCAGAGCCAGAGTTCTTCAATGGCAACAGGTACATCGTAGCGCTGGGCGAAGCCGCCGTAGAGCCTTCAAACGTAACGTCAGGCAAGACGCGCCATACAAACATGAAGTTGTGGCCATCATCCAAGTCAAACTGCGCCGAGATAATAGAAGCCACAATCGGCAATGTAGTGGCTGTAGCGTTGTCGTCCAACCCGTCTTCATGATTCACGATGTTGTTGTAATACGTTGCAGCCAGTGGGTAGTCACGCAGGCCAGAGTCCAGCCATGCGGTGCGTGCCATATTGCCGTAGTACCACACGTTTTCCAAGTAGTTGTAGACCACATACTTGTCAATGTCGATAGAGTTTGCGGAGCAATAGAACCACCAGATTTCATTAAAGCCTTCGTTGGTGCCTGAGCACACCTGCGCGTACTGCGAGGTGTTGATGTCTTCAAAGACGTAGCGGCGCAAGTCGCAGTTCAATGTCTGCGTGCGACCATCGTATTTATAAAACTTGTCTTTGCCCATCCAATAAGCCACGCCCGTGGCGTACGACACGGCGTTTTGACCCACGATGGAGATGTTCTCACCCACAAGCTGCGCACCCCAGACAATCGGTGCACCCACGTACTGGAGTGAATACAGTGCGGCATCTGTCCACACCAAAACTTCTTGCCGTGACTGGGTAGCCGTGACGATTTCAGAGCCACGAGACAAGCGCAAGAAACCCGCTTGGTTGGTCGATGCGGGTGTCCAGTTGAACGGGTCTTCTTGGTCAGACCAGCGAATCAACATCGGGTCAACCACAGAGGAGCCGTAATCGTTGCAACCAAACGCAAACACAAACCGGCTGATGTCAGACACCAACAAATAGTTCTGCTCGATTGGCACGTCCGTGGCACTTCCAAAGTCAGCCAACTTATATCCGTTTGACAGGATACGGCATACACCCACAGCGGCAACAGTAACTTGGATGAGCGCCCCCGAGGGAGTCAGTGAGATATTGAACGAAGAACCTGCGGCATTGCGTACGTAATACATCTCGCCGGGAAGAATGCCCACCGGCATAGTAGACCCAGAGTCAGGTGCAAAGCGAAGTGGTGTACCGTTAGCGTATTCAGCAGCGGCAGTGATCACTGTGGGGTTGGCCACGGTTGCAGAGAACGTGATTGGTGTGTAGCCAGACGTAGCATCCCAGTAGTAGATTGGGCCTTCGCGGGGGCCAAAGATCAAGTCTTCGCCGTAGTTCTGCTGACTCCACAAACGAATAGCGTCCGTAGATGCTTCACCAATACCCCAAGGGCCAGCGCCCCAAGGGCCAGCACCCCAACCAACCAACGGCACCACATAAGCAGGGCCAACATTGATTTGATACAGCGCATAGACCGTGCCGCCACCTGCCGCCACACTTGACGTGGCGTTTGCGCTTGCCGTGATGGTGTATGTGGTGGCCCCAGTGACCGTAATTTCGTATTGGCCAAAGATGGTCAGCCCACCCACGGCTGTTGCGTTGTAAAACGTCACAAAATCGCCGTCAATATAGCCACCATTGGCATCAGTCACCTCAACAACTGGCGAGCCAACAAATGTTTCAAACGGGTTGGTCAGCGTGACCTGATCGCGGAAGGGGGTGATGTCGTTGTAGATACCGCCTGCTGCAAGATAGAACTTGAGATTGGTACCAACGCCAATCAGATTGATGCCGCCAAGGGTCACCCAGTTCCACAATGAACGGCACACCCCTAAGAAGGTTGCCGAGGAGATACGTGTCCAGCCGCCGATCTTTTCAGGCGTGCCTTGACGAAAGCGAATCTTCTCGCTCTCGTACCAGCCCCCTTCGTTGGTGTATCGCGTGTTTTCACGGTTCACACCGGGCTTGAGCAGTATCTTCTTTAGTGGCACGATTTACCCCACGTTCCGTTCAAAATGCGGGCAGTCCACCAAGGACTTGAAATTGCCTCCCCAACGGTTTTTTGGGTGGAGGGATTCCCAGTATGCACCGAGCGGAGCAAGGATGCCCTTGTCCCAGATTATCTGTCCATCCTTAAAGAAGTTCAAGTCGATGGCACAGCGTTTGAGGTGGATAGAGTTCATGGTTTTGGAGCGCCCTGCCTTAACATGCAAAGCCTGTTGCTCAGGTGTGCGGGCTAATTCGCCCCCAGTGACCATGAATCCTTGCTCAGTGGCGTATTTGATGAGGGCGCAGGCATCCAGTAGGAATGCAGCTTGTTCTTGACTCAGGCTCATTCTTTGTCCTTTCTGCGCATTTCCATGACCTTTTCAACGGTGCGGCCACCAAAGTAGGCAGTCATGACCAACATGCCCCATTGACCGAGCAGGTTAACGTAAGCCTCATTAACCTCAATACCTGCGGCGCTTAGACCCGCAAAAAGCAAGTAGGCGGTCAAGATGTAGACAAGCGTGCCGGGGCGAATATTCTTTGACATCCACGAATCAGAAGACATGTCTGCTTGCCAGCGTTTGCTGACGTTATCTTCTTGGTTGGCTTGCGCCTTGAGCAATGCTTGGAGTTCTTCTTGCTCGATACGAGCTTTCTCAATACCGAGTTCAAGCAAGCGTTCTTCATGGTCAAACTGAAGCTGGCGCAGTTTGCTGACTTCAGCATCAGATGGGTTGTCGGAAATCTTTACACCAAGCGCGTTCTCAACAACCTCTTTGCCTTTAGCTTGGATAGCAGACGACAAAAGGCCCAGACCATTCTGGGCCAATGTGCCGAGGAGGGATGCAACAATTGGAATCATGGTCAACCCTTTAGGTCAAAACTTAAATTGGGGTGGCGCGGGTACTGCACAACGCGCTCACCTTCTGGACATTTGTACTTGATGGTCGCCAGCAAAGTTGCCTTACCGCTGGCAATCTTTTCTTTTTGCACCATCGTAAGTTGATATGTGAATGTGTCAATCTCTGGCCCTGCTGGGCCACTGAATTTACTGGCAGTAGTGGTTGCTGCATGCACCATTCCTGCTGCATCACGGATGCTTGGTGTGAAGCTCTCAACAGAGCAGTCGTCACGTTTTTTAATTCGCGCAACGGTGACGTTTATTGGCTGGCCAGCTTCTGCCACGATTTTGAAGTTTTCAGGCGACCACTCAATGATTGCCCTATCAAACCAACCAAATTTATCAGCAAGCGTGTAACTGCCGCCCAGTGCGGCAACACTGGCGGCAATCGCCCCAATAGCTTTGGTTACGTCAACCATGACGTATTCCTCACATTACGCCCCCAAACATCGGGGGCAGTGTTGTTACTTGGATGGCCACGTTCTGCTTCAACTCCAGCGGTTTGCCGCAATCAGAGCAGGTGTCGGCGGCAAGCTCCGCCTCATCCAAGTCGTAACCACAGTGGAGACACACGGCCTCCACCTCGTGGGCTGCTTCTATCGTGCCATCAGGCAGCGTCTGAGGGGGCTTGTGCAACTTCATTGCTTACGTCCGGCATCGGCACTTGTGGCATAGCTTGTTCGCGGATGGCTTGCACCAGATCAGCAACTTGCTCGTAGGGGGCTTTAGCTAATGCGCCTAAAACAAAATTCACCGCACCGAGGGGCAGTTCCAGTTTGATAGGCGTAGCGTTCAGTTCTTGGTCAGTCATATTTACTCCGTTTTATGCAACCGCTGAGATGGGGCAGCGGCGAGACCCCATAACATTATGCCGCAGGTGCCCAAGGCAGCGGTGTGTTTTGGGGGCTGACAGGCGGTGTAATCATGCTGTCAATTTGACCCTGCACACAGGCTTGTGCGCTTGTAATGGCTGACTCAGGAATCCAACCAATGACGGTTGCTTCTGTCAACTGATCGTAAGGGATGAATGTGCCTACTTGGTCAGCAGAGTTGAACTGCGTGTTGCCACCGATGGATGCGGTGTTAGCGCCGTCCACGCCAGTGACTTCCCAGAGGGCGTTAACGACATAGTTAGGATCAGGCTGTTGCAGTGTGTACATAGCCGTGATTTTGGTTGTAAAAGTGGTCATGATGTTTCCTTTTAAGGTTTAGTTGTGGGGGCGGTAGGCCAGTTAATGCCAGTTAAAACGCCCGTGGCGTCGTAATCTGGCGTGCTGTTGGCAGGGAGGTCTCGCAAGGCTTCTTGGTATGCTTTCCACTCGTCTGGGATAGGCATGCCACGAGACATGCACTTCATTGTCACAGAGTCAGACTCAACCAACAACGCATCACGTTTTTTACGCAACTCAGTCATTGCATAAGTTTGCAAAACAGGCTCTTGCGCCAAAAATTCAGCATAAGTAAAGCCCCACTCAGAGGAGGCAACTGGAACAGAGGCTCCTTCTGGGTTTCGTTTGTAAATGCGAACAGAGGCCAAAAACTCTTGCTCATTTGACGGCGTGCCATCCACTTCACACTTAGAAAAGTTTTGAAATTGCGGCAGTAAAGACAGCATCATTGAGATTTTTGCAGACATTGTTTTTCCTTATGCGAGTGTGATGGCTTTAGAACCCAAGTTCAAGAAACGTGCTTGATATTTGATGGTCTTACCAGAACTATTGCTGATGGTAGTTGCACCAGCAATTGGGTTTGTAATGGTGATGCTATTGACTGAAGAATAAACACTAAGCGAGCCGTAGGTGTTGTATGTATTGCCATGCGTTTGCGCACACATATTGGTTGTATCGTAGCCAGCAGAGCCATCTGCGGCGGCAGTTGTAATCAAAATAAAACCACCAGAACCATCGCCGCCGTAACCATTGACGTTGATCACTGCGCTTGAGCCAGTGTTGATAGAGCCTGATTCGCCAACGCGCGAAATGGCATGGTTGTCAAGACCGGGACGCGAGTCAATTGCGTTGCCGGGGCCTACGTTTCTCCAATACTGACCAATATAGCCATCGCCATCGGACATAACCATGTAACTGTTTGCAGTGCGAATGTCGAGGCCCCCTTGGTTACCGTTGAAGTTGCCAAGGATTGAGTTTTTAGCGCCTGTGGTTATGTTTTGACCACTGGAATAAAAGGCACTATTTGAGCCGACAAACGTGTTCAAATATCCTGTCGTTACAGAGTACCCAGCACCTTGACCAATAAACGTGTTGTCATACCCCGTCGTAGTGTTGTATCCGGTGGTTCGACCTACAAATACGTTTGAGTAACCAGTTGTAGTAAGAAGACCTGCTTGATACCCAACAGCTACGTTGTTACTTGCAGTGGAACTGGTTGTAAGAGCCGACCCGCCAACAGCTACGTTAGTAGTACCCGTGGTGTTACCGCCAAGGGCAAGGTCGCCAACTGCAACATTCAAATTTGCCGTAGTATTGTTTCTAAGAGCGCCAACACCAATTGCAATGTTACTTGCACCGGTTGTGTTGTAGTACAGCGCAGGAAGTGTGCTACCGTCAAATGAACCAACTGCAACATTTCGGCTACCTGTAGTGCTGGCGTTCATTGCCGCATAGCCAATAGACAGATTGCCCGCGCCCGTTGTGTTAGCGCCTAAAGAAGACTGTCCAATTGCAATGTTGAAGTTTCCAGTTGTATTTGCAAATAACGCAGACCCAGCAAGTGCTGTATTACCTTCACCCGTTGTGTTTGATTTTAGTGCTTGGTTGCCAAATGCATTATTGTTAGTTCCAGTGGTGTTTGAGTAAGCCGCCTGATAACCAACTGCGGTGTTGCCTGATGCTGTGGTGTTTAAAGCAAGAGCCAAATACCCTAAAGCAGTATTGTTTGAGCCTGTTGTATTGTATGCAAGCGATGAATCACCCACTCCCGTATTTGCTGTTCCAGTTGTGTTTGTATTGAGTGCTTGCGTGCCAACGGCAACATTTCGTCCCGTAGTATTAGAAAGAAGCGCCTGATAACCAACTGCAACGCTGTAACTTCCGGTGGTGTTGGAGGCTAACGAACCAGCGCCTACGGCTACGTTGTATGACCCTGTGGTGTTATTACGCAAAGCAGGGCTGGTAAGAAGACTTCCACCCACACCTACGTTTTCAACACCAGTTGTATTGGCGTATAAAACAACTGAACCAAGAGCAGTATTCCCGCCCGCTGTGTTGTTATAAAGCGCCTGATTGCCAAAAGCGCTGTTGTATGCGGCAGTAGTTGATGATCTTGCGGCGTTATTTCCAAAAGCAACGATGTCGCCAGTCGTGTTGCTAATAGCCGCTTGATAACCTACTGCCACATTGCCAGATGCAGTG